GAAGAACTAAAGGCACTACTGCTTATTTCAATGCTGCAAAGAAAGATATTTTCCTAGACGATACTCCTATTTTAGCTTCTACTGCTGATTCAACTAATCCACAGAATGTTGAATTTAATCATCAAAATATAGACTTTGATGTTCGTTTTGGAACGAGTTCTCAAACTAAAATGTCTAAAGTTTCGGGAAGTTCTTCTGTCTTTAATGTGGGAGTAGAAGTACCAAATGGTAATCCTGTAACTAGACAACTTACTAATAATACTGATTTAGATGCTGTAAAAGTTACTGTTACTGTACCTACATTGCAAATTTTAGAAGAGGATGGAGATATAAATGGTTCCCAAGTTACTTTTAATATTCAAATTCAATATAACGGAGGAGGTTTTACTACAGTTCTCTCCGCCACTATAAGAGGAAGAACAGCAGATGCTTATAACAGAGAATATAGAATTGCTCTTACTGGTGCTCATCCTGTAGATGTGCGTGTTACAAAAACCTCTGAAAATAGTACCGATAGAATAGCAAGAGATTTAATCTGGCAATCTTTTTCAGAATTAGAAGATGATTCAAGTACTTATCCTGACTGTGCTTACACAAGGTTGCGTTTAGATTCAGAATTTTTTACTAGGATTCCTGCTAGAAAGTTTAGAGTTCGAGGAGTAAAAGTAAGAATCCCAGGTGCAGGAGCTAACTCATCAGGAACTCCAACTGTAGATTTACAAACTGGCAGAATAGTTTATCCAACTGGATATATTTTTAATGGAGTAATGGGTGCTGCTCAATGGACAACTTGCCCTGCTTTAATACTTTTAGATTTAATTACTAATACAAGGTATGGATTAGGTAATCATATTATTGATAGTAATTTAGATTTATTTTCATTTGTAACTGCAAGTAAGTTTTCTAACGAACTTGTTGATGATGGATTTAATGGACAGGAAGCTAGATTTGCTTGCAATATAAATATTCAAACAAGCGTAGAAGCCTTTGATGTAATAAGAACTTTATCAGGAATAATGAGATGTATGCCTATTTGGTCTGAAGGGGCATTACTTCTTACTCAAGATAGTCCTAAAGATCCTAGTTACTTATTTACTTTGTCTAATGTTGGCCCCGAAGGATTCAGCTATACAGGTAGCAGCTTAAAAACTAGAAGCACAGTAGTTGCAGTTTCCTACTTTAATATGGAAACTAGAGATTTAGATTATGAAGAAGTAGAAGCAGAGTCAGCTTATAGAAATAAATATGGATTACACGTTAAAAGAGTAAAAGCATTAGGTTGCACAAGTCGAGGTCAAGCTAGAAGATTTGCAAAAGCAATATTATTTACAGAACAAAGAGAAACAGAAGTAGTAACTTTTTCTGCTTCAATGGAATCAGGAATTGTTGTTAGACCTGGAACGATTGTCAGCATTGCCGATCCAGGGAGATCAGGAGTAAGAAGAGGAGGAAGAATTAATACTGCTACGACTACTCAAATAACTGTAGATGATTCAGATTCAACTGATTTATCTGCTGAAAACAACCCTAAATTAAGTGTAATACTACCAAATGGAACAGTTGAAACTAAAAATGTAACTGCAATATCAGGCAAAGTAATTACTTTAGATAGTGCTTTAAGTCAGACACCAAATTCTAATAGTGTTTGGTTACTTGAAAACGATACTATTTCTGCTCAGTCTTTCCGAGTTATATCTGTCGAAGAAGTCGATGGTATTAATTATGGAATAACAGCACTAGCTTATGTAAACGAAAAATATGCGTTTATTGAAGATAATCAGCCAATTCCAGTTCAAAAAATTACAACTTTAAATCTTCTTAAGCCTCCTCCTAGTGGATTATCAGCTAATGAAGTGATAGTTCTTATTAATAACCAGCCTGTATCTAAATTAATCGTTAGATGGCAGCCTGTAACTGGTGTTTCAAATTATTTAGTTAACTATAGATTTAAAGATAATAATATTGTTTCAGTTACAACAAGTAGTCCTGATTTTGAAATTATCAACTCACAGGTTGGAGCTTATGAAGTATCTGTTCGTAGTTTAAATGCTGCTCTAGAACCTAGTGCTACAGATTCAAGTGATACTTTTACTGCCGTTGGTAAAACTGCTGTTCCTGCTGATGTAACAGGACTAACGGGAGAACCAATAAATGAAAAACTTGTAAGATTACGTTGGAATTTAGCAACAGATTTAGATGTTACTCATGGTGGTCGTGTTTATGTAAGACACTCTTCAAAAGTTGATGGAACGGGATCTTTTTCTAACGCTACTGACCTTATTGAAGCATTAGCTGGTAATACAACACAAGCAGAAGTTCCTTATTTAGAAGGAGAATACATTCTAAAGTTTCAAGATGATGGTGGAAGATTTAGTGCTGGAGAATCAAGCGTAATTTTAGATTTACCTGATAATATAGATGCGAAAATAGTACAAACAAGAAGAGAAGATTCAGATGTTCCAAAATTTCAAGGAACAAAAACTAATGTTGCTTTTGACGCTACAACAAATTCTCTCAACCTAACTGGTGTAGGACAGTTTGATAGTATTACTGATTTCAATTTAGTTTCATCTCTTGATGATGTAGGAGGTATTTCACCACTAGGTACTTATGAATTTGGTGGAACGGCTGGAGGTACAACTTTAGATTTAGGAGATGTATTCAGTCTTGATCTCAAACGTCACTTCTTAACAGAAGCGTTTTATCCTAGTGATCTAATTGACTCAATACCAGACTTCGATCTTCGAGGAGATTTTGAAGGGCTAACTGCAACTAAAGTAAACGCAACTATGTTGGTTCGTGTGACCCAAGATGATCCTAGTAGTGGATCTCCTACTTATAGTGGGTTTCAAACCTTTGCTAATGGAACATACAAAGGAAGAGGTTTTCAATTTAAAGTGAATTTAACAAGTGATGATCCAGCACAGGATATTAGAGTTTTCCAACTAGGATATACAGCTTCTTTACAAAGAAGAACAGAACAAAGTGCTGCGACTATAGCAAGTGGAGCAGCAGCAAAAGCAGTCACGTTCCAACATCCGTTCTTTTCTGGTACGGCTGGGCTTGGTGGTGCGAATACTAGTTTACCTTCTGTTGGTATTACTGCATATAATATGGCTTCGGGAGACTTCTTTGAAGTTTCTAGCGTTAGTAGAACTGGGTTTAGTGTTCACTTTAAAAACTCATCAAATGCTTCAGTTGATAGAAATTTCACCTATCAGGCTGTCGGATTTGGTAAAGCAAGTTAGAATAAGATCAATATTTGTTTTTTAGATGGCTAGACCAGGTTCGACCACCAGCGAAACGGGTAATAATTACAATACCGCCAATGGAACGGGTGCTGCGGTTCGTACAAAATTAAATGAAATATTTACAGCATTAAGAACATTAAGTTCTGGAAGTAGCGATCCATCAGGTGCGGCAAGCATAGCTCAATATCAACCTCATATAAATACATCCACTAATGAATTAAAAATAGCAACAGCAGTCTCAGGTGATACTGCAACTTATGTTGTTTTAGGAAAAATAAACGAAGCAAACTTTGGTCATGCAGCATTATCAGGATCTACATTTACAGGAAAAGTAATTCATAACTATACGTCTAGTTTAACGATACCTACTGGTACAACAGCCCAGAGAGATGGAACCCCTGCTGTTGGTATGTTTAGGCATAACTCAACTCTTAATCAGTTTGAAGGTTATAACAACGGTGCTTGGGGTGCGATAGGTGGAGGTGCTGGAGCTACTGGAGGAGGAACTGATGAAGTATTCTTTGAAAGTGATCAAGCTGCTACAACTTCTTACAGTATTTCTGCTGGAAAGAACGCACATACAGTAAGTCCTACAATTAACTCAGGTGTTACTATTACTGTGCCATCTGGTGCAATCCTTGTTATTCTTTAATTATGACTCTAAACATTAACGGCACTACTGGTATTTCTGGGGTTGATGGAAGCGTATCTGCCCCTGCTGTAACTGGAACGGATAGTAATACAGGTATAACATTTCCTTCTGCTGACACTATCAAGTTTTCAACTGGTGGTGTTGAAAGAATGTCGATTACAAATAGCGGTGTCACTGGAGTAAGTGGAGGTATTAGTAATGTTGTAGAGGACACTACACCACAGTTAGGAGGTAACCTTGATTTAAATAGCAAGAATATTACAGGAACTGGAAATTTAGATATTACTGGAAATTTAGTTGCTTCAGGAAATTTAAGCGTTAGTAGCGGTGTTTCTACATTAGGAGGTAGTTATGTTCAAGGCACAGGTGACGGCCTTTTAGTTTATGGTTCTTCTAGTAGAAATCAAGGTGTATATTTTGACGGAGCTTCTAATAGGTTTAGACCTACAGCTACTAGTGCTTATTCTTTAGGTGACTCATCATATCGTTTTCATACGATTTATTCAAACAATAATTTAAATACTTCTGATGAAAATTTAAAAAATACAATTACAACTTCTGACTTGGGATTAGGATTTATTAATAAATTAAGACCAGTTTCTTATAAATGGAATCAATATGAAGGTCAAATATCAGATACAAAAACTCACTATGGATTTGTTGCACAAGAAGTCGAAACTGTACTTACTTCTGAAAGCAAAACTTTAGATGATTTCGCAGGGGTATTTAAGCCTGATGATTACAAAACAGATGGAACTGGCGGTGCTATGGCTCTTGCACCTACTGAATTTTTAAGTCCATTAATTAAAGCGGTACAAGAATTATCTGCGGAAGTAGATACATTAAAAACAAAAGTCGCTGCTTTGGAGGCTGGATAAATGACAGCAAAGATTAAACTAAACGCAGCTTCAGGTGGTGGGTCTTTCAGCTTACAAGCACCCTCTTCATCAAGTAATGACAGAGTTTTTACAATCCCAGACGTAGCTGATGGAACGATTGCTACAACTGCAACTGCTGGTAAAGTTCTTCAAACTGTGTTTGCAGAATATGGTACAACAACCACTAACACAACAACAAGTTATGCAAACACTGGATTAACAGCAAGCATAACTCCTTCAAGTTCTTCAAATAAAATTCAAATAATAGTGACACAACCTTATAGACTGGGAAGAGCAAGTGCTTCAGATGTTTCTGGAGCAATACAACTATATAGGTCAGTATCTGGTAGTGAAACATCTATTACCAGTAATCAAGGTTATCTTTTTTATTTTGATGCTGCTGGTCTTGGTACTTCAAATGGTGTATACGTTTATAATGTTTATAGTGTTTCTTATCAAGATTCTCCTAACACAACATCTGCTGTTACTTATCTAACAAAAGCCCGCACTTACAGTAGCAGTTCAGACATAAAGACACAGTATAACGGAGCCGCACATATCACATTAATGGAGATAGCTGCATGATTATAGACATAACAGATGCAATCAAATCTTTAAAACCAAATGCTGGTTGGGTTTTGAGTGGTACATCATATTCTGGTCTTGATTGGAAAGATGAAACGCAAACAAAACCTGCTGAATCTGAGGTAAATGCAGAGATTACAAAGTTAATTAATGCAGAACCTATGAGACTTTTAAGAGTTGAAAGAGATAGATTATTAACTGCTTGTGATTGGAGAGCAAGTTCTGATTTAACTCTATCAACAGCTTGGAAAACCTATCGTCAAAGTTTGCGTGATTTACCAGCTAGTGCATCGCCTAAACTTGATGCAGATGGTAATTTAGATATGTCATCTGTTACTTTCCCTACTGAACCTAGTTAATTATGTCAGAGATCAAGGTAAATTCGATAAAAGGGGTAGGAGCTAGTGCTGCTGCTATTACTGTCAATAATACTGATGGAACGTGTACTGCCAATATTACTAATAAACCTAATCGTAATTTAATAATCAACGGAGCTATGCAAGTGGCTCAACGT